ACAGCCGCGCCCCAGGAGCAGCAACACTGGCTCACCCGTTCATCCCCGTGGTCAGGCCATGCGCGATGGCCCGCTTGATGGAGTCTCGAGTGCCCGACCCGGTGCCGAAGCCGGCGACCCGCACCTCGTACCGGAGTCCGTGCAGTTCGTCGCACATCTCCGCCATCAGCTCGTTCCGCATAGGACCGCCGGCCCGGCCACCCGGCCCGTAGTACGGGACGGTGACCACGAAGCACTGATGCTTGGCGGCGAGCGCGACGGCCAGGGAGTCGGCGCCCTTGGCGCCTCCGGTCAGCACGATACCGCCGGGACGCAGCCACTCGGTCATCACCGCGTCGATGGCATCCGAGTCAGTCCAGGTCACGTCACCCGTGACCCAGAGCACGCGCCTCACGGCCGGCTCCAGGCGGACGGGGAGAACCCGCCGGACGTCAGCCACTGATCGAGCGCGGTGATTCGATCCGTGAGGTCATAGGCCACGTCCAGGACCTCCTCATCGGTGAGTTCCTGCCGGTTTTCGAGCACATGCGCCAAGGCCCGGATCTGGGCGAGGGTGATGTTGGGGTCCATGACTACTCCTTGAGGTACGCGAGGAACGCGCCGGTCAGCGTGTCCGTGAGGATGGTGCTGCGTGGGGTCATGATGGTCCGGTCCTCGCCATACGGGGCGAGGCCGAGAATCCGTAGGACCGCCTGATCCTGAGACAGGCCACGGTCCATCAGGTCTGCGTGCCAGTCTCGGATGATGAGTTCCACGTCCGTGAACTCCACCGTGCGCGCGTCGATGCGCTTCACAGCCGAATCCAGACGGGAGCGCCGACCGCGAAGGTCCGCGAGTGAAGATCGGGGTCTGCCGCCATGCCCTCGAAGGGACGGTGGAACAGGTCTGCCGCCACCGAGGCGACGTGGACCGAGCGGTCGGTGAGGATGACGTGGACCACGGCGTCGACAACGTCGACCGCCTCCACGAGGTAGCACCGCTGCATCAGGTCCGCGGCGAACCGCACGCCATCACCCTCGATCAGGTTTTCCGCGCCGGCCTTGGCATAGCCGCCGAACGGGAAGGTCATGTCCTCGGTGAGGGTGACGCTGACGTTGTCCATCAGGCACCGACCCGGACGACCGCGAAGGGGAACTCAATGTCGGTGAGGTCCAGTTCGACCTCATACTGTCCGTCCATCCAATCCGCGAGTTCCTGAGCGCGAGCCAGGGTCCGGTGATGACCCACGACGCGATCCGCTGGAATCTGGTTGAAGTCCATGACGGGCCTTCCTCTCCCCGGGAGGCCCTGCCGGCCTCACCGTGTAATACCAGTATAGTACGCAGCGCCATGGGTTGACCCGCGATTGACCAACTGATTGAAGAATCTTTTCGTCATGTTGCCCACGGCGATCTGGTTCTCTATCTCTGTTTCTCTGTCTCTATCCCTAGGGATAGAGACAGAGAACAGAGAACAGAGACCGGGAGAGACTAGGCGCGGCGACGGTTGATATCCGTCAGCGCCGCACGAGCCACGTCGCGGGAGGCGGTCCACTGAGGCCGGCCAGCACCGAGCCGGCCCGGCACGGTGATCTGACCCTTGCCAATGTCACGCAGTTCGAGGAGCGCCTGAGTCATCGTGTCCACTTGGTCATCAGCTTGGTCGAACGGGAAGTTGCGGACCTCGGAGAGCCAGTCGGTCACCCACTCGTTGCCCGGGTCTCCGGGATGGGGAATGTAGACGTTGCCGGACTCGACCTCGGGCGTGACCGCCCGGGCACGCGCCTCCTTGGAGGTCGTGGGGTTGATCGGCTTGAGGCCGGCGATCTTGTCCTTGAGCACGTCGATGATGGCCGCGCCGTTGGCCTTCTCTTCGATGAGCCGCTGATGCACAAGGTGACCGCACGGCGAGCGGAACGGCTGGTCGGTCTCCGCCCACTGTTCCATCCGGGCAATCGTCTGGGTGAAGGACCAGCGGCCACGCTGCTGCGCGATGAGGTAGCGGTTGGCGTTCTGACGGACCCATCGCTCACCGACCACCCACGAGCCGGTCGTCGTCTGGCTGTCCTTGAACGAGGCGTCCCAGGAGTCGAGCCAGCGCCCGCCGATCAGTGACGATGGGTCGAGGTAGACGATCCGGCCGTCCTCGGTGGCTCGCTCTGGGTTCATCGTCCAGAACCGCCACCACCCGGCATCGAAGATCGCACCCTTCGATGGCGCCGGATGCTGCTGGTACATGGCGCTGAACGTGTACGTCCCGACCGACCGGCGCACGTCAGTCCAGCGGTCCAGGGCTTGCTCCCTCGTCTCCACGAGGAGCGGCGAGAGCAGCGGCTCACCCTCAGGCCGCTTGAGCGAGTCCGTGTCGGCGTCAGCGATGGCTGGCAGGCTGATCCGCTCCCACTGCTTTGGGTCACCCTCATAGTCGTCGGAGAACAGCCGGCCCACGAAGTCGTCCTCGTGCCAGCGCGTCATCACGACGACCACGAGGTAAGGCGGCTCGAGACGGGTCTGCGCGACGGAGAGCCACCAGTCCCAGAGGTTCTGGCGCATGACGACGGAGTGCGCGTCAACGAAGTCCTTCACCGGGTCGTCAATGATCATCACCCGCGCGCCGCGGCCGGTCAGTCCGCCTCGAACGGAGACCGAGCGGACGCCGCCGCCCTCGACCGTCGTCCAGCGCGACCCGGCGCCGCCGTCTCGCCGGAGGGCCACGCCGAGTTCTGGCTGGTCCTCGATGAGACGCCTGATCTGAGTGGCCCAGTCGGCGGTCAGCCCGCCGTCCTGGCTCGCCAGGACGATCTTCCACTCCGGATGCCGACGAAGGAACCACAGCGGGGCGTGGACGCTGAGCAACTGCGACTTGCCGGCGCGAGGAGGCATCGACACGGCGACCATGCGGTTCTTGCCACGCTCCACGTCGCGCACCGCGTTGGCAACCCGTTCGGACAGGAACTCCAGGTGCGGCCGGACCACGTATCCCGAGTCCACCTCCACCGCCTGCAAGGTGGGATGCAGCGGGATGCCGATGCCGTGCTGGATGCGGTAGGACCGGGTGAGCGAGGCGATCCGCGAGGTGACCGCCCTGATCTCCTCATCGGTCGAGGCCAGCGCCACCGACTCACGCAGCGAGGCGAGGAGCGCCTGCACCTCGTCAGTCGGTGGACTGAGACTCACGGATCACTTCCCCGAGCACGATGTTCTCCAGCGCGGCCAGGGCCGTCTCCATCTCCTGCCGGACGTTGACCGAGAGGTTGATCTTGGTCGGCGCATCCAGCCCGTTGAGCTTCGACCGGCGCTGGCTGATCCTCAGAAACGCATCGACCGCCTTGAGGTCGCCGCCGAGCATGGCCGTCCAGATCACGGTCTGCGCCCGGTCCAGCCGCGCGTTCTCAAGATCGCGCATCTCCTCGACGTTCTGGTTCTCCGCGCGAGCCAGCGTCCGGTTCACCAGATCACGCGCGCCGGAGACGGAAATCTCCAGCCGCTCAGCGATCTGCTCGTAGGTCAGGCCGGCCAGCTTGAGGGACAGCGCCTCGCTCCGCTTCACGGAGTCTCGCTTTCGGCGCTTGTCATCGAGGTTGTGGATAAGGGGACCAGACGGACCCGACAGGTCCAAGTCCTCGGCTATCTCGGAGATCTCGCCCCGGAGATCACTCGGATGCGCCATGCTCGCTCAGCGCCTCAAGCTCTGCCATGTCCTGATGGCTCAGGCCCGGCAGACTGTCCGTCCGCACCTCGAACGTATGGAAGCACGCGGGGCAGACAACCTGCGTGGTCATCACCTTTCCCGTGCCGTGGACCTCCAGCATCTTGGCGGTCGCGTCATCCACGTCCTTCTGGGTCACGTCCATCGCGCTGTTGATCTGGTCGATCTCCAGGTCGATATCAGGGAAGTATGCCGAGAGAAGTCCCTGCTCCCACTCCCTCAGCTCCATCACCAGCGCGGTGTGATCCCACGACGACATCTCCGAGGTGCGGTTGTCCACGAGCCGGTACTCACGCGCCTTGTCCTCAGGCAGGTCCGAGACGTAGACCGGGACGTGGGTGAAGCCGAGGGACTTGAGCGCGGCCAGCCGGGTGTGACCGACGATCACCACGTTCTCAAGATCGACCACGATGGGTTGCTGGTAGCCATAGTCCTCGATGGACTTGGCGACCGCGGCCACCGCCTCGGGCGGGATGCGCCGCGGGTTCCGCCAGTAGGGCTTGATCTCCTCGATGGGCAGCGTCGTGGTCACCGGCAGAGCGGCGGTCGTTGGCTCAGTCATGAGTCATGCCTCGCAATCGCAGCGTTGGCCCAGAACACGGCCTCTTCGAGATGGGTGATAGCCAGGGACTTCTCCCGGCTGTCAGGACAGACCTCGTTGTAGAACTCAGCCACCCGCTTCGCCTCATCCCGCACCTTCGCATAGGTATGAGGCTGGTCACCGAACGGCGCATGGTAGGTGAACCTG